TTACTTCAGCCTCAACAACCTTCCCGATTGGGATTTCGTCTTCAAAATCGGTGTCTCGCTTGATGAGAGGAGCATGGGCTATGAAGACTTTATTGTATGGCGGGATTACAATCTGCTCTGCTATTTGCTGCAAAGCTTCCTCTGTGATTATTTCTCCATCAAGATCCTTGATCGACGCGCTGGCATAGCCTTCGACATAGACATCTTTCTCGTCCTCTTTGGTTTCGAGAGATTTAACAATCAATTGACTCGGCATGAAAAGCTATGCAAAAATAGACTTTAAAAGCGAAATACTACAACGACCGAATCAGGAATGTCAATAACATAATTTCCATCTTTAAAAACAAATTAGAAAATTGGGGTTATACCCTCTTCTCTCAGCTTTCTTATCTCTTCACCCTCCTCGATTTTCAGCTCTGGCAGATTGCTCTCGATCGTCCAGCCATTAACAGTAGCATAGGTATAGGCTATCGATTCCCAAAGATACATGCCATTGCTTGATTGCATTATATCTGAAGGCAAAAACGCTGGAGGATGTTCAACTTTAAACTTAAGCTCCTCTATGACTTTTTTAACTTGAACTAATCCCGTATTCGATTTTATAATCAGCTCTACAGGTTTGTGGGGATCTTCGCCAATACCAATTATCTCGATTACCCAAGGATTTTCCTTGTGCTTGAGAACGATCTTCCACTCCATCCCTATCACCAAATTCGTCTTAAATCTATATAAAATCTCCCCTCAGCAACGCAAGTATGAAGCCAAAAAGCTCTTTGTCTTTTTCGTATAGGTTCTTAATCGTTCTTTCGTTCTCAAACATTTGAAGGCCAACACTTAGAACTTCTGTCGTGATCTGATCTTTGAACTCCTCTATATTCTTTGGATTATTCAAAACAGCTCTCAAAACCTTGTAGTGTTCACGTTCGTAAATCCCACCGTAAAATTTTCCTGCGTATGGGTCAAGATGTTCAAATCCGAGGAACAGATATTCGTCCTCTCCAGCGTGCTTGTAGAACTTTTTAGCTTGTACCAACTTATATCCCTTCTTCCTGATCCTCGCAAGATAGAATTCTGCAACTTTATCCTTGTACAACTCATATTCGAGATGATGACCGTATTCGTGAAGAAACAAATTCCATTGCTTTTCTGGAACTTTGGATAAGACAATCTCTTTCCTTATCGGATTGTAATAACTTCTTGCAACAGCCCTGTTTTTGATCTGAACCAGATCTGTCTTCTCGATAACCTTGGGGCTTATTCTCGTTGCAAGCTTTAGTCTCAAATGCTCTTTCAGCTCTTTGCTTGCTCCCTTGATGTGCTTGCCATAGATTTTTTTGAAGATCTCTTGGGCCTCGTTGAGATCGATTGTTTTTCCACCATTGACCAGCCTGTTAACAGCCCTCGTAAAACTGCCTTCTTCCTTCAAAGCTTTCTCAAAATCGTTAAGGGCTTTGCCTATCTTCTCATCAATCTCTGGAATTCCTGTTTCTACTTTGACTTCCTCACTTCTCTCTCTTTCAGGTTTCTCGGGCTCAAAATAAGGTAATGCTGTACAGCGACAGTTGGGGTGGGCCGGAGGAGTCGGATCCCCAACACTGAAAATCTTCTCGTGCTTGGCCCCGCATATCGGGCAGGTGCGCTCGTCAACAGCTGCATACCACTTCCACTTTTTCAAGCCAGCTTTCTGATAGCGATCCACCGCTGCGATGTTGAATACCCTTATTGATTCGGTCCTTGCAATACGCTCGGCCTTCCACTTAGCATCATCAATTACTCCTCTAACTCTCTCGGTTAATCTGGAAATTGACTCTCCCCTGATTAATCCCTCACGCAATTGAAAAGCAAGCTGTTTCTCGTTTCCTCGCTCAGGCCCTTGATCAAGTCGAGCTGCAGGTTTTCAAGATGGACTAATGTCTCGTTGTCGAGAATGCCGAGGTGTGGAGGGATCTCAATTGTTATGCCATAGCGCTTTAGTTGCCTTGCAGCAAAATCAGCTCCACGCTGCCAGAAAAGAGCTGTGTAGTGGTTGATTATTTGCTCGGCCCTCTCTCCTGTCAGGTGTTTCGATACAATTTGCTTGATCTCCTCAATAGCTGTCTCGTTTATTCCTGTCTTAAGCACTTCCAGAATTTCTCGCTTTGCCGAATCTGGCAGCTTTCTTAGTGCTTTGGCAAATTCCTCTCTCAAAATCTTCGTTCTCGTTGGATCCATAGCTACTCCTCAGCTGGAGGTTCTGGTGGCAAGTCGACCCATTCCCTCGCTTCTGCCGTTGTCACGATGCCAGCCTGATAAAGCATTACGGCTTGCTTTACCCAGTCGTTGTAGTCTTCCCTCATTGGGGCGTTGAACTTGATCCTCACGTCCGCATTGGTTATTTGCGGGATCAGCTTGCGATTGATTTCAGTCTCAAACTTGCGCTGGATTGATTCGATGAAGAGCATGAAGGTGCGACGTTGATTATACGATGTAGCTCTGTTGCTCCCCTCTGGCTCTCCCAAAAACACCTTAGGAACCTTCAATGCTCTGTCAACCTGTCTCTGGAGGTGCTCCAGAATCTTAGCAATGCCAGCAAAGTCGTGCGAAGCTGACAAATCATGCAGCTCAACTGATTGGTCGAAAACGAGGTTGTTGCTGACTGTGAATGTTCCATCTTGGTTATCCCTGACTCTATTGGCAAGCAAGGCGTTAACAGCGTCAATCTTCTCCTGTGCGTAGGGCTTGCCAGTTTTAGGATTGATGGCTTCCTCTTCAGGGCTTATCTCAACTTTGGCCCAGAGCAAGCGGTGAGCATCTCTGTGAGCCATCGCTGCAGCTGTGGCTTCTATCTTGTTCTTCAAGGAGAGCTTGTTGTACACATTGTGGAGCAAGCTCAAGCCATAGATGTTGTCTGCAAACTGTCTAAAGCGGAAGTGGAGAACGTTCTCAGGATCAAACCTCTCGTTTTCCTTGGGTTCTCCGACGAAAGCGGCATTGTAATCGTACCAGTAGTATTCAATCTTGCCGTACTTGTCCGTGACAATCTTGACCCTCTTGGGATGAACCACCTGCAATGTAAAGCCGAATTCGTTATCGTCTGCGACAATGAAGTTGTAGGCGTTGCCGAAGATCAGATGGGTAAGAACATCGTTTTCGAGGATGTCGTGGAGTCCGACTAGCTTTGCAAATTCTTCACACTTCTCAACACCCTTCTCATCGCCAATGAACTCGAAGCCAGCTCCGATGACGAGATATGTTATTGTCTCAAGGTGGGCTTGCGCGTCCTCGCTGATGTTGTACAGGTATTCGTACTCGTCGTAGTTTACGCGAGGATCGAATCCAGGAGAGCTTTCGATTGGCTTGTCGACTAAAATTGCTTTGTCTGAGGCGTACTTCAGCGTGATCGGTTTGCGTTGCGGTATGTCTTTTCTGAAAACGTTCTTTAACATGGAAGCGTTTGCGAGAATAGACTTTAAAAAAGATGGAAAGATTCGTCTAGATTGTGGTTACAGAGAATGTAAAAGACAAAGTAAAATTGGTCTTAGAAATGTTAGCATTTTGGAACAAGAAAGACATCTTAGATCTTATAGAAAACTCGAGCTTAGAAGAATTAACTGAGGAAGTTTGTAGGTTCAGGTTGTTACATGATGTCGACGAACAGACAGTGAGAGACTGTTTGAGCGAAATATTTTCAGAACGCCTTGCAAGATGACTAAAGAAGATCAGCCAGTAGCCCCATAAATCCTTCTTAGTCTTCTTTTTTCCTGCATCCCCATCACTGCATACCTCAAAGCATCCATCGCGTGGTCGTTAACCTTCAGCGGAACTTCTTTGTCTCCATCGTCGGGATAGCGGTACATCTGGAACTCGTTGATCACATTCTGACATGAGCGATGAACTTTCAGCCTGTCAGACTCGATTAGCGCAGTTACTGCTTTGATTCCTGGAGTAATTTCATTATTCGCTTTTACAGCATCCAAGCCACACTGCCTGAACTTCTCAATGCTCGCTGGCTCGGATGGATCGCAATAGAACGTTCCAACACCCCAGCGCTGCTGCATCTGCTTGGCTATCTCGATCAGCTCGTCGTCGGTAGTTTTTGGAGCGTAGTACTCCTGCAAAACATAAACCTCGTCGCCCCTGACACCGAGCGCAAGCACGCAGGCTGGATTCCTGAAGCCCCAATCAACGCCATAAAGTATGCGATCGAATTTTGATGGAACTGAGTCAACAACATGCTTCGAGACATCAAATCCCGGATAAACCAGCCCCTCGAACTTCACGAACTTGCCCTCGAGCTCCTGCAAAGCGAACTGTCCCTTGTACTGCTGTTCAAGACTGCGAATGTAGTCCTTCGAGAGGAACACGTTTGAGCGGGTTGGAATGCCATAGAGAATGTAGCTGTCCGGGATCGGGTTCTCGATGAAGATCTCGTAAACCCAGTTGAAGCCCTTAGGCGTGCCAGTGAGCCAAGCTTTGTAGTTGTAGCCAGGCTGCCTCAATCTGCCGATCAGGATGTCCCACACGAGCTTTGGTAGGAGTGTACATTCGTCTATCCAGAACCATGCAATCGACAAACCTCTGAGACGTTCAATGTGTCTTGGGTTATCAGCGGATCTGAACAGAATTTCGCTGCCATTCGTGAACTTCAATCGTCTCTTATTCTCGCTGAATTCCTTGACTATTGCTTGAGGGACCCAACGGTCCATCTCCCACCAGATGACATCCCTCATCAGCGTGTATGTTGGGGCCACTATGAGACCCCTGCTACTGGGCTGCTGTATCGCTTCATATACAGCGAGCATCCAGCCGATTGCAGTCTTGCCAGCTCCGATTCCCGATATGAATGCTTTGAACTTGGCAGGATTGTTGAAGAACTTCCACTGCGGATCTGTAAGCTTCCAGTTAATCTGCATGGGTGTCCACCTTCATGACATTGATAACAACAGCTGTTGGACTCTCTTTGATGTCGCCCAAAAGCTTGGCTTGGAGCTCGAGCTGCTTCTCTATGCGTTCGATTGCTTTGAGTGCGGTTTTGAGGTCTCCAGATTCTTTGGCTTTTTTGAGGATTCTGAGAGTTTCTTCGTTGATAGCTATAAGTTGCTGGACTGCGTCTATCCTGCCATTGATGGCTTTGGTTACGATTTCTTCACGCTGCTTAACATGCTGGACAACTGGATCATGGTTCGAATTAAAATAGCGGTAAACAGTTGATCTGGTGATTTTTATACCTGCAATTTTTGTTAATTCCTCGGCGATTTTGTAGTCAGACAAGCCCTGTGCTTTGAGTTTGTTGGCGTCTTCCTCAAGGCCCAATTTGATGATTTTATTGATCGCCATGGTTCGGATTGGTTCGAATTGACTTTAAAAGAGAGGCACCAGTGTTGCTGTCAACATCTTTCTCGTCTCCGCCAGCAAAATCGAATGACATTGCGTTCTTGGCAAGGCTACGGACTATCCTTGCAATTTTGCCTTGCTTGGCTGCCCAAGAGCACCACTTGTCCCATCCACCCTCTAGCTCGAAGTTAGGATCGTAGACCTTGTCTGCTGATGCCTTGTTTGCGAGAAGTGAGAGCAAGGTGTCAGCGGAGAGGTCGAAGAACTCTTCGTCTTCCCTCAGTTCTTCCTTCTCTCGCTTGAAGAGATCAAGTACTCCATGCTATGCTCGTTTTTACGGGATAATAAAAAGCAAAGTCACATTGGACGCTGACCTTATCGAAGATTTTTAGTATCAGAGATGTGATTAATATACATGGAAAAAGATTGGTTAGATAAAATAGATAAAATCGTATCAATATTCACTGGCATCTCTCTAATTTTTGGAGTTTGTTATGGGATTTGGTATTCAAGTGTAATAGGAGCCGACCTTAGGATACAGGAGTTAAGGGTTGATTATTCAGTGAAACCTCCAATTATTTCGTTTTATCTGTATAATGTTGGGGAAAGAACAGCCATAATAAAGTATTTGCCAGATGGCAGACCATTTATACGAATTATAGATCTCGAGACGAATAAAGATGTCCCTCTCTCCAAATTCCAATATAAGGGTCCTATGGTATTAAAAAGTGGAGATGTAGTTGAATGCAAAATAGAATTTCTGGAAAAATTAACAACTAACCAAGAAAAAACATACAGATTAGAGATCAACTATGAAAGAAACAAAATTTGGCCGTGGCCTGGTATACTCGTCCCCAATACAGGTACTGCTACAAAAGAATTTAGTATTAATTGGAATTAAAAGAGAAGAAATTAGAAGAAATCCCATTCTGCTTCATCCGGCAAAGCGGAATCCGCTGCATGTACTGCGAGAGCCAGAGCGATGACACAGTCATCGTGGAATCCCGCCTCGCTTCCATTTTTACACCTTGGCGAGTCAGCTTGTATTCGAAGAACTGAAGTTCCTTGATAAGATCCTCGATGTAGGGGTACTTGACCTCGCAAATTTTCGATTGCTACCTGCAAACGCTGGATTAACTGGGCCCTAAAATTTAACCTCGTGTTCAACTTTGTGCAACAACCTCACCGGACACCAGATTACTTCACCATCGTATTTGAAAACCCCGATCTTCCCGTTCACGACAGCGATGAGCTCCACGATTGCTCCACGTGGGACTCGAGCGTACTTCGGCCCCATGTATCGGCGGGGCTCGTTTTTCCATTTGATTTCTTCAAGAGAACTCGGCAAGAGTGATCAACCCTCTTCCTTCATCTTGATTGCTTCGGCGAGCCTGTACGCCATCAGCGGAGGTACGGCGTTGCCGATTTGCTCGTACTGTTCCTTCAGAGTGCCGTAAAGAATGTAGTCGAGCGGGAATGTCTGAACGAGTTTTGCTTCGGGAATCAGGCTTTTTCTTCCGAAGGCATAAGCGAGCCTTGCCATCTGCCTCGGACCAGCAGTGCTCTTCCACTCCGTCGCCAGAACAGCAGGAAAAACTACATCCACCGGATGCTTCTTCGGCTCCACGAAGCGTCCGGCGAAGAGCCGCTTTCTTATCTGCGGAACTCCGTAATCGCACATCCTGTAAACGCGGATCATCGGGATGTTGGGTGGCAGAAACCTCCTGACGGTCGGTACTTCCTCCATGATCACATACCATCAAGAATTACCTCCATTTTTCCCGCAAATCTTCGCCAGAATTCTGCCAGCGTCGATAGGGCGAACATCGAACTTCTCTGCAAGCTCCATGGCTGTTATCTCGTCACCCGCCTTCAACTTCCTGATAGCGTAGTTCCTCATCTCGCTGAACTTCCTGAACACTCTCTCACACCTTCTCGAGTCCTCGATTGCGCTCCTGGCGTACTCCGTGTAGCCATTTATCGGCTTGAAGTCCTTGAAATTCCAGAGGTTGTCGAAGAGGCGGTATGTCATCTCGTTGACACAGTAGAGCTTGTAGGCTCGCTGATTCGTTCTCGCGTGCACTTTTTCACTGTCCAAGAGCTTGCTCCTGCCCAAGTCAGCGAGAACTCCGTAAGATTTCCTGTCGATGCCAATCTCGGCGAGCACTTTGTCAATGTCCCTTGATGTGAACCAGACATCCAAGAAGTGATTTTTGATTATTGCGAGTACTATCACTTTCTTTCGTATTGATCCTCTTCCCCTGCCACCTCTCAGCTTATATCTTACTTTCATTATGTATGCATTTTCGATGTCGTGGAGACATTGTTCACACAAGGCTATTCACCTCCAAGACTTTCTGGTTCTCAAAAAATCGCCTCAAACGCTCAATTTTCTCTAAATACTTTCTACATGTTTCTAATGACTTATTAAACGTGTCTAATGGTCTTTTTTCAAATCTCGCCCAGAAATCCCACGCCGAAGAGTCGGCAGAATACAAAGCATCCCACACAGCTTTGTTATTCAAAACGGAAAGCTTGACACCGAAAGCGTGTAATTTAATCGAGTTCTGCAATTCTTCTCTTACAGCCAATATTACGCTTCTCGTCTCTTTTACCGCTGTACGACGACAAGTTGAACCTATAGCCATGTAGTCCGTTATCAGCCCGTGTTCTTTGAATAGATCAATGCAATAAAGATAGTCTGGGATCTTCCAACCTTGAATAACTGGTATTGGCTTTGCCTTGATTTCTAGGCGCTCGGAAAGTTCTAGTAGCTTGATGTGATGTTCAAGTGTACGATGGATTTGATCTTTGACAGTAACATTGTATTTTTGCAGAATTTGAGGTTCGCATGGATAATCCCTTAAAGCAAAGAGGTCAGCTTTGGTTTTTCTGACAAAGTGCAAGTACTCTAAGTCCGACCTGTTGTAACCGTTATAGAGGAAGGATGAGGGGAAACCACCACTATCGACAAACAAAACTTCAGCGCTCGGAACGTACTTGCTGTTCTTGGTCATGAAGTTAATTAAAATGTAAGGATATCTCAGCTCAGAGACAACTTTAATCTGTGTTCCCGAGGCTGGAGACAGGAAAAAGACTTTAACCATCAATCACGCCTCCAAAGTCAGAAAGCAAGAATGTCGCTCGCGGATCCCCAAGCTCTCGCATCTTCCGCATGATCAGCTTGTAGATTCCTGGTGTAAGGGCAGCCATCTGCTTTTCCCAGCCAAAATGAGCTGTGCAGGTCATGCAGCCAATTCTCTCGGCTTTCTCATAAAGAGGATTGAGTGGGATGGAGTTCTCCTCGATGAACTTCCAGACTTCGTAGGAGTTCCAGTACGCAATTGGATGAATGAACCAGTAGCCTCTTTTCTTGCTGAAGAACCAGTCTCCATTCTTGATCAAAGCCCATTTTCTGTTGTAGCTTTCGTCCCAAGTCAGGCCAGTGAGCGTTGCTTTGATGCCAAGCTCATGGATTTTGTTTGCGAGCGGTTTCTCCTTCATGTAGTAGCAGCATCGAGGGGTTCCAGGAGCCTTGTACCCATCCCTCGTTTTAACCTTCCTGGGCCAAGGGAAGCCGTATTCCTTAACGCATTGCCAGAAGGTTTTGATCGGCTTGACCTCGATCAAGTTGAGGTTCCATTCTTCAGCAAGCTTGCGGGCGAATTTTACGGTTTCTGGGAATTCGACACCTGTATTGGCCCAGAGAACCGGAATGTCGGGATAAACTTCTCTGGCAAAGTAGAGGACTAAAACACTGTCTTTTCCAAAGCTGCATGAAACTGAAAGCCTGTCTCCAAACTCTTCGTATGCTTTCCTGATTATGCTCCTCGTGTACTTTATCTTCTCCTCGTAGCTAGCTTTGACTCTTCTGTCGAATTCCTCAAAATTCAAGGAGAATCACCTCTTTCGAGAACGAGAAGTGGCTTGAGAACTTCGCGAGCTGGCTTTTTCCTGAATTTTATGTCGAACAGAATTGCGTATAGCTTAGGTT